ACGATTTCCAGTGGTACTTCGTAGAAAGCGACAAGAAAATCAGAATGCTTGGCGGCACCAGCGATAAAGCCGGGACGATGACAGCGACTGAGGCTGAAATCTCAGCGGCAGACCAGAACGCCCTGCTTGAAACCATTGCAGACAACTCAGAAAACGCATGGAAACGTGCAATCAGCTATTGCGGCATGTTTGAGGGCTTATGGCAGCCAGAGGCAGTTGAGGCGTCACTAGATCAAATCACGCTCGAATTACCACGCGATTTTGCATCACCAAAACTCACCACTGACGAAATCCGCGTGCTGATGGAAATGCGCATGAATGGCGACATCAGCCAGCAAGAGTTTCACCGCCAGATTGATAACGGCGGTTGGCTCATTTCGGGCGTTGAATCAATGATGCGCGAGCTTGAATCACAGGGGCCGAGAATCGGCAATAACGACGGTCTGTGACCTTTTTAATTAAACAGAGGCAGTGCCAATGTCAGAACTAACAAAAGAACAGTTTGAACAGCTTCCTGAGTTTATTCAGGGCGACTATGAGCAAGTCGGTGATGTTTATAAGCATGCCGGAATGATGAAGGTCAAGAAAACGGCTGACGATCTGGACAGCAAGCTGAAAGACACCAACCAGCGCCTAACTGAGTTTGAGAAAAACCAGCAGGAACAAATGGCTAAAAGAGAACAGGAGTTAGCTGAAAAACATCAGCAAGAGCTTGAGTCTCTGAAAAAGTCAGGAAATTTTGATGAGTTTAAAAAGCAGCTAGAGGCTCGGCAAGAGCAGGAGAAGAAGGATTTAGCCGAGAGAGCAAGGAAGGAAGGCTACGATCAGGCTACATCAGAGCAGCGGGCTAACCAAGCCAAGAAAGACGCATCCTATGAGGCCGACACTTTGGGCCAAATGTTAGGCGCTGACCCTGACGCTGGCTTATCAGTTGCCGACCTAATTAGAAACAGAATTGAAATCGACCCTGACACAGGGAAGAAAACTTATTTTGACGCAAAAGGCAGTGCTTTAAGCGTTGACCGTAACGGCTTTATTAACGAGTTGAAAAAAGAGGCTCGGCTTAAGCGGTTACTTAAAGCCGAGGTCGTCACGATTGGCGGCGGCGGTGCTAATGGTTCAGGTGGCGGCGGTGCTGTCATTAGTAAATTTAACGAAATGACTGGCTCAGAGCTGTCTGCACTGCGAAAAGAAAACCCCGCAGAGTACGAGCGTTTGAAGTCAGAATATTATTCAAACAGCTAAGAGGAAATAAAACATGGCTAACGTACAACTCTCCGACATTATTGATGTCACTGTTTTCCGTGATTTGCCGCCGGTGAACGGCCCTGAAAAAACAGCCTTTTTTCAGAGTGGTGTAGCAGTCCGGAACGGATTGCTCGATGAGATTGCATCCGCTGCCGGTAAGACCGCAGAGCTGCCGTTCTGGAAAGATTTAGATGGTAGCGTTGAGGTTAATTACTCAACAGACGATCCAACAGATGTGGCAACCCCGCAAAAAGTGGTTCAAGGTGAACAAATTGCCCGTAAAGCGTTTGTTAACCAAGGCTGGTCAAAGTCAGATTTGGCTTCTGAGGTCGCTATGGGTCCAAAAGCAATGGAGCATATCCGCGCCCGGACAGATATGTATTTCCAGCGTCAATGGCAGCGTCGCCTAATTGCCAGCACAAATGGCATTCTTGCCGACAACGTTGCCAATGATAGTGGTGACATGGTTGTTGATGTTGCTGCTGAAGCCATCGCTTCTCAGGATGCGGATTCACTATTCAATCGTGACGCATTCACCGAGGCTGTATTCACTATGGGTGACGCGGCCTCAGAACTGACAACGTTGGCGGTGCACTCTGCTGTAATGCAGCAAATGGTTAAAAATGACGACATCGTATACATCCCTGACAGTCAGGGCCAGCTTACAATCCCAACCTACATGGGTTTGCGGGTTGTTATTGATGATGGCATGACTGTCACAGCTGGCTCTACGGATGGATTCAAGTACACCAGTGTTTTGTTTGGTTCTGGTGCGTTTGGATACGGTGTCGGCTCTCCTGATGTGCCTGTTGAGGTTGAGCGCGAGGCTGCCCAGGGTGAGGGTGGCGGTATCGAGACGCTCTGGGTTAGAAACACCTGGATTTTGCACCCATTCGGCTTTCAAAATACCGGCACACCTTCGTCAGTTAGTTTCACGAACACGGAACTTGCTGGCGCAGCGCGGTGGGATCGGGTTATCGAACGCAAAAACATCCCGCTCGGATTCCTGATCACAAACTAACCGATTAAGCCCGCTACGGCGGGCTTTTATTTTGGAGTGTCGATATGGCAAAGAACAAAGATGGTTTTGAGGCAGGTCAGCCTGTAAGCCAAGAGGATTTTGTTAAGTTCAGAGCTAAGCGGAGGCATAATCGTGAAAATGGCAAAGCAGAAAATGTTCGCTCGACCACAAAGCGTGGCGGCAAAAGTGTATCTGAGTCAGCAGGCGAGGAGACGAAGAAAGACTGTCAGGCCGTTACCGGATTTGATGATGGATAACAGCGACATTGAGACGCTATCTGACCGCTTCCCGATGCCGGTCAAGCAGGTTTTTGATGGTCGTATTACCGAACTGAATTGGAGCACACCATGATCACACTAGAAGATGGCACTGGCCTTGAAAATTCAAACGCGCTTATCAGTGCTGCTGAGTTTCAGGCGTTTGCAGCCGACAGGGGTGAGGACATTTCAGCCTATGACGAAACGGCGCAGGAAGCCGCTATTGTCGTGGCCTCAGTCAATCACATTGACACCTTTTACACGTTCAAAGGTGACGCGCTGAATGACGGCCAAGCCATGCAATTGCCGACTGATGAAGTCACGATTACCAACAAGATCAAGCTGGCCTGCTATGAATCAGCATTGCTGCATCTGAAAGGTCGCTTATTCGTTGACCCGACCGCCTTTACCCAAGAGGGTGCAGTCACCGGCAAAACGGACTCAGTAGGCAGCCTGTCAACCAGTAGAGCCTATGCGGAAGGGTACGAGCGCACGAACCTGTACCCCACAGTGATTGTTGATCGCCTGCTGCAGCCTTACACCGTTTCAGCAGGGATGGGAACGGTTAAGCGCTGGTGAAATCTGTAAAAGCCCAAATCAACGCCATAGCAAAACGGGCTAACGGTGATTTGGAGAAGGTAGCCAGCGAGTCATTGCAGACGCTGGGCGCAATGGTTTTATCCAAATCGCCAGTGCGTGATGGCTTCTTTCGCAATTCGTGGCTGTCCAGTTATGGCGCAGCAGAGCAAGGCACAAGAGAAACACCCAGCAAGGCAGGCACAGAATCGCTCGGCAGTCTTGAGATAACCCTTGCCGGTTTAACCCTGGGTAACGAGTTCTATTTTGTGAATAACCAGCCCTATGCGAAAAGGCTTGAGGACGGATGGTCTGAACAGGCACCGCGAGGCATGGTAAAAACATCAACACCCGCTTTCCCCGGCATTGTGGCGAGAGCGGTTAAGCGATACGGGAGATAACAAATGGTCACACGCGCAGACTTTCAAGGCGTCGCCAGTGATATTAAAACCACGTTTGCTGACTTCTTCCTGCCGCGTGTGTTTTCGTTGCCGGGCAGTTTCGATCCGATTACCGAAACAGAAACAGGCGGTGCCACTGAAACCGTGGACGCCATGCGTGAAGAATACGAAGCAGGGCAGATTGACGGTCAGGCTATCCAGTCAAAGGACTTTAAGCTGCTGGCGCTGGCGAACGACTTCGACACGATTAACCCCAAGACAGACGGATTAACGGTCAGCGTGGATGGTACTGAATGCCAGGTTATCCATGCTGAGAAAGATGCCGCCGATGCGGTGTGGACTATTCAGGTGAGGGCGCTGTGATGGCTAAAGCAATGATTCAGATAAAAGCATCAGAACTTTTCAACTCTGTTGGTTTGTTGAAGGTGATTGCTGCAAACGAAAAAGCATTGCCAGCGCCACGCAAAACAGAAAGGCAAGGTGAGTATGTAGAGATTCTTGTCGGTATAGGCAATAACGAAACAGCCAGCATTACCATGACAAGAGAGGCTCATGACCTTTTGCTGTCTGACGACTTTTTGACAGGCAGCAATGATGCCTAACAACCTCCAACAAAGAAACCTGCTTGTCACGCTGCTGGTTAACGCCCTGACCGATGCAGGCATTACCAAGATAAAAGTGCCTAACGCACCGTTTACAACGCCTGAGAACCAATTGTGGGCGCGGATAACTCTACTGCCCGGCACGATGGAGTTCTTCAGCTACGGCAACGGCAAAGACCGGATGGTAGGAGTGGCTCAGCTTGACCTGTTCGCACCGAAGAACACCGGCGTCATCACGTCACTGACCAAAGCAGACGCCATCAGTGCAGACATTTCACACCAGAATTTAACGGATAGCGGCTTTCAGTTACGCACGTTTGAATCAAAGGTAAAACCGACGCCAGACGAAGATAACTGGTACGGCATCATGATTGAACTGCGTTTTGATGCTTTCCATATCAGATAAGGGCGCGCCGCCCTGACAGAACCGGATGATTGTGATCACAAAAAGAGGAAATCCCTATGACAGTACAAACTAGTACAGGCACTATCTTTTCTGCGGTGGCCGACGTTCCGGCAACTCACGACGAGACAGGCTTTTCCGCACTGACATTCTCAGAAGTGGGTGAAGTCACCGACATTCCCGAATACGGCCCCAATGTGCAGGTGGTCGAGCATAACCCGCTCAAATCTGGCGTGACTGAAAAGTACAAAGGCTTTATCAACTACGGCTCCACTTCTATCCAGTTGGGTCAGGACAGCTCAGATGCGGGTCAAACCGTGTTGTCTGATGGTGTAACAGGCTCAACCAAGAATGATGAGCATTCATTCAAGATTGAGTTCCAGGATGGCACTGTCGATTACTTCACCGGCAAGGTGTTCAGCTACACCACAAACCCATCATCTGCCAACTCGATTGTCGGTAGTACCGCGATGGTTGAAATCAACTCGACTGTGGTTCGTGTCCTGCCTGGCTCGTAAGCAGTAATCAGCAACCCATAAGAGGCCCGCTCATGCGGGTTTTTTTGTACCTGTTTGTGCGGCTAGGTTGGCGCAACCGAAAAGGCGGTTTTTTCATCCGGCCCGCCCTGCCGCGCAATTCATTATTCCGGATGTAGGATGAAATTATGGCTTTAGATTTATCTGTTTTTGACACTGTTTCACAAGCAAACAACGGCGCATCACTGCATCTGCTTGTGCCTGGATCACGTCAGCCTGCTTATCTAGATGCTGACAATAAGAACCCGAAGAAACCGCTCAAAATTACGCTGTTGGGTATGGACTCGGATACTTATGCCAAGCACTTGCAGGAAAAGGCACGCGCCCGGCGCAAGAAAGGCAATGACGATCTGGATTTGGAGCAGGCCATTGATGATGCGTGTGAACTGTACGCGAAACTGACCACAGGCTGGGAAAACATTCCAGACAAGGACGGCAATCCTATGCCGTTCAACTTTGAAAACGCTGTGAGCCTTTACAAGCAGTTCAAAGACATTCGAGTTCAGGTCGGCAACTTCATTGCTGAGCAGGAAAATTTTATCAAGAGCTGACGGACAAGCTGAAACTGTATGCAGCGCAGTTGGCATGGCTGCATACAGCCCCG